ATACGCGAACTGGAGGCGCAGGGCAAGACCGGTTTTCCCGTGCATTCGATGGCCTTCGGCAGCATGCCGGTAACCATCGCGAAGGACGGCGACCGCACCTACACGCTGCGCTTCGACAACTCGGACGAGGCGGTGGCCATTACACGGCTCAGCAGAACCGCGTTGGCGGACATTAGGAAACAGATCAACGACTTTCTCAAGGAGGTGAAGAACCATGAGCATGAATGATGCCATTCTCGCCGTCGCCCAGGCCCAACAGCAGGGTGACGCGATACCGGTCGACATACCGCCCATGACGCAGTCGGCACCCGATATGGGCAAGCCGCCCGTCACGCCGAAGACCAAAATCGGCACGATGGAGGAGCCGCAACTGTGGCCGGAGATTCGCCAGCTCATCGAAGCGGATATCGCCAACGCTCCGCGCGAACTGCAGCGTGAGATAGGCCCGTCAGAACTGGGAACGGATTGCGTGCATTGCCTGGCGGCGAAACTGGCGGGCTGGCCGGAGCGTCGCTCCCCGGGCTGGCTGCCGTTCATCGGCACCTGCGTGCACGCCCACTTCGAGCAGATGTTCAACGCGATGGACACGTGGATCGGCCCCAACAGTCAATGGCCGAATGACACTACGAAAAGGTTCGAGGCCGAGAAACGCGTGAGAGTCGGGCATCTGAACGGATTGCACGCTGGCTACCCAGTCACCGGCAGTATCGATTTGTGGGACAAGGAGACCCACAGCACCATCGATTGGAAGATCGTCGGCAACACGACGGTCACCAAGGTCAAAGCGCACGGACCCAGCCAGCAATACCGGGTGCAAGCCAGCCTCTACGGCATGGGACTCACCTATGAGGGCGAACTGGTGGAGCGTAATTGCATCTATTTCCTGCCCCGCAACAAGACCAGTCTGGGTGATGCGTTGCCCTGGGAGACGAGGTTCGACCCGGAGCCCGGCAAATGGGCGTTGGCCCGGGCCCAGCTGCTCGTCAACCTCATGGACATCATCGAGCAGTCCGACGGCGTGGACGTGCGCGACAGCTGGATAAAGCAACTGCCAGCGGCGGGCCCCGACAAGTGCTTCTCATGCAAGGGGCGCGTGTGGCCGGATATGAGCGCGCTTCCCGAGTTCGACGAGAAGCCGTGGCCGGACGTGCCCGACAAATGGCTCCAACTCATCCCCCTAATCGAATCCGAATACCAGTTCACCGAATAACGAAAGGAAAACAATCATGTTCGGACAGCCACAGCAACAGTATGGTTACCCGCAGCAGGGTTACCCCCAACAGGGGTATCAGCAGGGGTATGGTCAGCCGCCGGCACGCCCGGCCGTGTCCATGACCCCGGAGCAGATGCTTGCCAGCATCGAATCGCAGAGCAGCAAGGGCGCGAAATTCGAACAGCCCGGCACATCGATCAGCGGAATCATCGAGAACGTGACCGCCAACCAGATCCGCGATTTCAAGTCCCGCCAGCCGAAGTTCTTCGATGACGGACAGCCGCAGATGCAGGTGCTCGTCACCATCAACACCGGCGTCACCGATCCGATGGTGGAGGACGATGACGGCCGGCGCACCGTGTACATCAAGGGCTTCGGCCTCCAGCGCCACGCATGGCTTCAGGCGTTGCACAACGCCGGGCTGAGGAAGGCCGCAGAAGTGCGGCCTGGCGACCGTTTCACGGCCACGTTCACCGGTTTCGGCGAGGCGAAGCCCGGCATGAACGCGCCGAAACTGTTCGAATACGTGATCGAACACCAGTCGCCGGCCGACCTCGCCATGAACCAACCCCAGCAGCCCGGCATGCAGCAAGCCCAGCCGGCATACCCGCAGCAGCAGTACGCGCCCCAGCAGCCCATGCAGGCCCCGAATCAGGGATATGCGCCGGCTCCGGTCGCCCCATGGAACCCGCCGACGCAGCAGCAGCCGCAGCAACCCGCCCAGCCGGTACAGCTCGGCCAGCCACAGCAGCAGGCTGATCCGATGAAGGTCAACCAGTTGAAGGCCGTGGGCAAAAGCCCGCAGGAGATAGCCGCATTGTTGGGCGTGCCGGTCGAAGCGGTGACGGCCGTCACCGACCAGGCGCAGCCGCAGAACCACGGCGGCTCGGAACAGCAATTGGAAACCGGTGAATTCTGATGGACGAACTGCTGAAACACCTGCAGAACCAGTGGCTCGAGCTGATGAAAGACATGGATTCCCTCGCCTCCGATCAGGACGGTTTCCGTGACGTCGACTCGGAAAGCCTCCAGCTCATGAGCGTGAGACTCGTGCTCCTGGGCTGGCACAAGATCAAGGATTCCGACAAGGACTGAGTCCAGTCCCGACCGCCGTAGCCGTATCCAAGCGGCCGGCACGTATGCAAAGGCGTGCACGGCACCACACATATTCACATCACATCAAAGGAGTTTCAAGGATGACCGACATCTACGGATACGCGGCAGCCGCGCCACTGTACCGTGCGGCGGGCTGGATGCAGGTCATCCCCCTGCCGGAAGGCCGCAAGACCCCACCACCCAGCGGTTTCACTGGACGCAGCCGCAAACCCGTCACCGACGAACAAGTACAGGTCTGGTCGCAGGCGACCCCGGACGCGAACACGGGAATCGTCATCCCCGAAGGCGTATTGGTGTTGGACATCGACGCCGCACAAGGCCATCAGGTCAAGGCGGACGGGGCGAAAGGCATCAGCGAACTCTCTCAGGAACTGGGCATGCTTCCGGCCACGTGGAGCAGCACGGCGCACGGCATCGACAGTCCGGCACGCCACCTGTTCTACAAGGTGCCCGAAGGCCTCGCGTGGAAGGGCGGCGCCATCGAGGGCGTCGACATCCTGCAACCCGGCCACCGGTATTCCGTGGTCTGGCCGTCGATCCACCCGAGTGGCGAAATGTACTGCTGGTACACGCCCAGCGGCAGGGTTGCCAGCACGCTCCCCCGCATCAGCGATCTGGCGACCCTGCCATGGAAGTGGGTGGACTACCTGCGCAAACCCGACAGCATGGCGAACCTGACACATTCAAACCCGTCGACCACTCCAATCGCCTCTAATCCGAGAGGATACGACGACCGCATGTGCAAGGCGGTCAACACGTTCCTCAACAAGACGCTCGCCAACCCGGCAAGCAAAGGCTCAAGGCATGACACCACGCTGCAGGCCGTCTGGGCGTTGGTTAACTTCGCGCAGGAGGGACACCGGGGGGCTCTCGACGCCATCAACCAATTGAAGCCACGGTTCATCGCCGAGGTGGCCCCCGACCGTCAAGGCAAGGAGCGTGAGGCGGCACACGAATGGGCCAGCATTCTCAGTGGCGCGATGGAGAAGGTCAACGGCGTGCAATCGCATGTGGATCCGTGCGAGCAGTCGAAAATCGAACGCATGACGCCCGGCGAGTTCGACGAACTCACCCAAAACGCGGCTGCGAGTCAAATGGAGGAAAGTCACCCGGAAGCAGTTCAAAACACTGGAACAATGCCGGTTCAAGCCGGTTCAACACCCGTCGCATCGGTTCAAAACGGTTCAATGGAAAGTCACGAGGCAAGTAAAAACGCCTCCTCCAGCTGGCAGTTCGAAGACCTCACCCAGCTCGCTTCCGGCATTGAACTGCCGCCCACGCCCACCGTGTTCCAACGAGAGGACGGCCAAGGCCTCTTCTATAGGGGCGCGGTCAACGACCTGCACGGCGAACCCGGCTGCGGCAAAAGCATGCTCGCCCAGATCGCCACCGCCCAGGAACTCAAACAGGGACATGACGTGATCTATATCGACTATGAGGATTCCGCCAGAAACGTCGTCAAGCGTCTCCTGCTGCTCGGCGTGACCGGCGAACAGATCGTGCAGCATTTACACTACGTGCGGCCCAGCGCCAAGCCGAGCAGCCCCACCAGCCTCGACGGCTGGAAGGAAACCCTCGACTACGCGGACACGGCCACGCTGGCCATCATCGACGGCGTCACCAGCTGCCTCGCCTACGCCGGTCTCGACAGCAACAGCGGCGACGACATCGCAGCCTGGTACAACACCATGCCCCGACTCATCTCGGCATGCGGGCCAGCGGTCGTACTCATCGACCACGTCGTCAAAAGCAAGGACAACCGGGGACGCTACGCGGGCGGCAGCATGCAGAAACTCGCCCTCATCGACGGCATCAGCTACAGCGTGGACATGACCAAACCTGTCGGCAAGGGCGTGAAAGGCACCATCGTCATCAAATCAGGCAAAGACCGAATCTCGGAGATCGAGGAGCATTGCGCCGTCAGTTGGAGTTCGAATGGCTCGCACCTGCGCGAAGCCGCACGCATCGAAATCAACAGCACTGACCCGAAACTCATGCGCGTCACCATCGCACGACCAAACATGATGCCCAGCGACGAAACCACACGACAGCGCGGCCTCGAACGACCCACCGGGCTCATGGAGAAGATCAGCCGGATCATCGAGAACGCGCCCGAGGAGCCGAACCAGACCGAAATCATCGAACTGCTGAAGGACGACGGGTCAAGCGCCCGGAAGACCACCGTGCTCACCGCCATCAACCGGCTGCTCGAAGGCGAGTGGATCAGCAACCGCTCCGGACGCAACAACCGGAACATCTACGCCAGCGTCAGACCATACCGGCAGATGAACGACCCGAAATCGGACGCTTTCGTGGACCGGATGAGCAGGGAGGAGGCGAACGAATTGGATAAGGAAAACCATCTCGAAATCTAGTTGTTCCCGTTGTTCCCAGTTGTTCCGAGTTGTTCCCGGAACAACTGGAGTAGCGATGTCCAGCTGTTCCCAGCACTCCCCACCCACACTACGTGTGTGGGTGGGTGCGGGAACAACTGCGACTCGGCCCTCCGGAACAGCAAAAAAAGCACGTCAACGACACTAGTTGTTCCCAATCAAGAAAACGTCAGAAAGGAGACCGGAAGATGGCACTCACATTCAGGGAGCAGATCGAAGCGACCGCATGGGAGCTTGGCAATGGAGAGGGAACCACGCCCGAGCTTCGAAAGCGCTTCGATGCGGATTCTGAGACCCCGAACTTCGATCCGACCAAGGCGTTGGAGATGCTGCACATACTCCAGCTCATCAACTACAAGCAAGCCGGCAAGGGACGCGGACGCGCCCGCTGCCACTATCTGAAGAAACCCGAATACGGACTACTCAACCTCAATGAGCCGAAACCAGCTCCCAAGGACGAGCGGGAGCGGGAGACCCGCATCCAATGGGCCAAGGACTTCCGCGTCATCGCCGACTGGCTCGACGCGAACTGTTACACGACTGAAAGCGAGGAAGCATGAAAGAATCCGTCACCATCCAATACCGCTGTGAGGATGCTGACACCAATCTGGTCGAAACCATCCCAATCGCCTCCATCGGCATCGACCAGTGGAGTCAAGGCCATCCCGTCCTGTTCAACCTTGACCGGAGAGGACATCACGGCCGCCGTATGCTCAGCGTACTCATCACCGCCTGCGAAGCGGTGCTGCATGAAATCCAGGACATCAAATGGGAGGACTGACCCATGGCCGGACCGATTGACGTGATTCAACGGGCGCTCAGCGCACTGGCCTCAGCGGGATTGGGCAGCGAGTCGCCGGCAGAGGCGTATGTGCTCGGCTACCAGGCCGGCTGGCGGGAAGCGCTCGACCTGTGCATACGAATCGAAACGGCAATCAACAACGAAACGGAGGAAACGAATGAGCATCATCAGCAGTGAAATCGAGGCGCAGAAGCAGCGTGACCCGTCGTACATCGACAGTGGCCTGCAGTGGGCGTGGGGACGAGGATACAAGGCCGGAGCGTCACGCGGAATCACCGAAGAGGAGATTGCCGCCGCCATGGCCGAAACCCGAAAGTTCATCACGCTCCCCGGCGCGTGGTTGGAGAACATCATCAGAATCGCGTTCGACGCGGCAAGAAGAAAGGCAATGGAGGAGTGAGCAGGCCACGCGCCCGTGAACGCAAACCAGCATGGCTTCGCGCGTTCATCCCGAAAACGAGTCCCCTCGTTGTCACCGTCTGCGAGGGGTGCGGCCTGTACGTCATCGAGGATCGGGAAACCGTGTGGGAGTCGTGGGATTACGGGTGTGTGGCGGGTGACGACCTGACCGTGGCGATAATCCTCGGCCGGCCGTTGACCCGCGTCACGTGGCTTCCCTCCGTCGGCCACCCGCTGCTCCGTAGCACCTGCGGAGATGCAGGCATCAGACCGGACGGCCAGTATCTGGCCATGCACATGTGTCATCTCGCCCGGATAAGCGTCAAACCGTTCAAACCGCCGAAACGGGAACGCCCGCCAGGCAAGCCATGGGGCGGGCCGAAACTGTCGAAGCAGGAGATAGCCGAATTCAAACGCATATGGAACATGCCATACAGCCGGCTCAAATACGAGAAAGCCCCAACCATGGTCGGCCAGGGCGATGAGAAGCAAACATTATTCTAGCCGACCAGCCGGAAGGGGCTCAATGTGAACTGCCAGAACTGCAAAACGATAACCGAAGAGGGGTATTCAGTGTGCGAGACGTGCGAACTGCGTTTCGCCGGCACGCTCCTGCGCTTGGCGCGTGATGTCACGCCATTGCATGACAGCCTCGACGCGACATTGCATCCGGGAGGGCATTCGCCCGTGCGCATCCAGACGGCCACTCCCCCGACGCCGATACGCTTGGACGTGCTCGACCTGATTGACATGCTCGACGCGACGGCCCGCGAACTATGGCGCTGCCTCGACGGCATCGACGCACTCGACTGGCGCAAAGACAGACGCAACGAGGACTTGACGGCCACGCTCATCGCATGCGCCGGTCATGCACGCCTTGCCACGTTCGCGGATGCCGGCTTCTACATGCACATCATCAACGACATCGCCCGCAAGGTTGATACTGCGCTGGACCCGCCGGAGCAACGCCGCGAGATAGGTACCTGCGAGTTGTGCAATACGATGCTCACCGCTGGCCAAAACGACCAGTGGGTGATATGCCCGTTGTGTGGTCGCGAGCAGCGAGCGCAGACCGTCAAACTGCGTAGGCTCAAGACGTTGTGTTGGGATGATTCCAGGCGCGGGTCTGCGGCGGACATCGCCAAGGCATTCACCGACGCCGGAATAACCCTCAAGGCGTCGCGGGTACGCAAGTGGGTGGAGCGAGGCCAAGTCTCACGCACCCCGCAGGGGATCCCCTACAGTGATGTGTATCGGCAGGTCATCGCCGGCCAGCTTGACAAATGATTGTTTGTCACACACAATTGCAGTGGCAGAAGTGTCGAAAAACCCAGCTCATGTGGCTGGGTTTTTCGCGTATCTATGCTTTGTTTTTGCGTGGTCTCCCCCCTCCGACACCACGTCCCGGACGTTGAGCGTTCCATTCATCGATGGTCTCAGGCAACCAGCCGCGCGTGCGCCCTATCGTGGCGTCGGGCTCAGGGAGCTTGAGGTTGAGCAAGCCGCCACTGGTGATGCCAAGGCGTTCTGCGACCTGCTTGACGCCGAGATATTCAGTCGCCATTGTCGCCGTCCTTGCCGTTGATGATTCCGGCCGCGAGACCCATGATTCCGGCCGCGAGACCGAAGCCGCCCGATACTATCGGGCTGCTGGACAGTGCGCCGACCAAGGCCACGGCACCGAATACCACGGCGACGATTCCGAAGATCAGTGATGTTCTCATGATGCGTTCTCCGATGGGATAGGATTGGCGGGAGGTTCCGGCTAATAGGTCTAGCCGGAACCTTTTTTACTTCTTGTGCTTCGGTCTTCGCTTGACTGCGATGGCTAGCGCGGCTGCGGCGATGACGTTGGCGATGATGCCGTTGATGACATCAAACCAATCCTTTGGGCTCATCGGATACCTCCTTTCTGCTGATATATCTACAGTAACACAACTACTATAGATATGCAAGGAGAGCACAACAAAACACGCCGAAAACTCCTGATATTTCAACCCCTCGCTAGCCCAACCAGCAGAGGCATCCGATTCAAGTCCGATACAGTCTCGGTTCGAATCCGAGGCGAGTGACACCTATTCTCCAATGATTGCGGGGTGACGGCATCATGGTCAGCTACAGCCGCCAAGTCCGCAAAGGCGGACGCCAATTCGAAAAAGACCGCAAAAAATTCTTCCTCGAATGCAAAGCAGAACACCGTCCATGCTGGCTGTGCGGCATGCCCATCGACTACGACGCCCCGCAGAACACCACAGACGACAGCTACAACCTCGACCACTTCTATCCCGTCAGCAAGCGGCCCGACCTGCAACACGACCCCGCAGGCTTCCGGCCATCACACACCCAATGCAACAACCTGCGCGGCAACAAGGATCCAGCCACGCCAATCGGCACACTCTCACGCCAATGGATCCAGACAGCATAGGAGGTTCAACGCTCATGGACATCGACGAACCAGCCAAGACATTCAACGGCGAAACGGTCCGCGAAGCAACCTATCCCATCACGCTCCACATCAGCGCCAGCCTGTCCAACAGCAACACCGACTACGACCTAGGCGAGATCGACGTGGACCTGCCAATCAACCTCGAACCAACGGTCTCGGGAGCCGGACGCACCGTCGTCATACCCAAGGTCGACAGTCAGTCATTCACCAGACGACTCACCAACGGCGTCAACGCGTTCATCGACGCGTTCAACGCCTGACCAACCACCGGGAGGGGCGGTAGAATCCCAAAACCGGCCACGGGCGGGACACGACCCGCATGGCCGCTCTTCCTCTCCCTCCGAAAAATATTCGATATTCGGCCAGGGTCGCGCGCGAAGGAGGTTCCATGCCGAAACAGTTTCCGCAGGAAACGGTGGCCGACGCATTGGAGCGTTCGCTGCGCAACGCCAAGCATCTGCGCGCGAAGGACGCAGCCACGGTCGCCGCCGCCCGGGCCCTTGCATGGAAAATCGACCATTGGGACGAATTGGCGGAACAGGCCATATCGGACGCCGAAGCGAAGGGAAAGGGTACCCGTCCGGCTGTGCCGCAGAACGACAATACCTCGCTGCCGACGTTCCTGAAATATTGCGCGGCTCTCGGACTGGTTCCCGAGGAGGAGAAGCCGGCGAAACCGGCGAGGGGCAAGGCCGCCAAGCCCGAGGCGACTCCGGTGGCGGATGAGCTTGAGGAGTATCTGGCGAAAATCAGCTAGGAGGCGTCATGGGCATCGGCGAAATCAACGACGATGCCCACGGCATCACCACGCCACGCATATTCACTCCCCCGCTGCGCGAACTGACGCCGGAAACATCAAACGGCTACGCGGTCATCGAGTTCGCCGAAAAGTTTCTCCACGTGCATCTTTTCCCGTGGCAGAAATGGCTGCTGATCCACGGGCTTGAGCTTCTGCCGGACGGCTCCTACCGGTTCCGCCGAGTTGTCACCGAGGTCGCGCGCCAGAACGGCAAGACCACGCTCATGAGCGTACTGTGCGCGTGGTGGCTGTTCGTCGACTCCGCTCGCCACCCGGAGTTGTCGCCGGCGTGGAAGTTTCTCGTGGTCGGTGCCGCGCAGACGTTGGATAACGCGCGCGCCCCATATCAGGCCGTATTGAACTGGTGTAATCCGAATCCGGCTTCCGAGGGCGAGGCCGCTCTTGCGGTTCCGGTTTTGCAAAAACGTGTGCAGCGCGTCAACAATTCGCACGGCGAGGAAGCGATCATCTGCCGGAACAAGGCGCAGTACATCGTGCGCGCCGACAAGAACATCCGTTCCAAGAGCGCCAGCCGCGTCGTGTTCGACGAGTTGCGAGAGCAGCACACCGACGATGGCTGGAACGCGGTCAGTCAGACCACGAAGGCCATCTGGTCCAGTCAGTTGTGGGGTATCTCGAACGCGGGCGACTATCGCAGCGTCGTGCTGCGCCGAGTCGTCGACGAGGGACGTGCCCTGGCGGATTCGTGGAACGCTTCGGTTGAAACCGGCAAGCAGTCGCCGGACGAATGGGCCGAGGAGCACGACCCATCCTATGGGTATTTCGAGTGGTCGGCTCCGGATAAATGCGAGCTGGATGACCTTGACGGTATCCGTCAGGCGAACCCCTCCATGGGTTATGGGCCGATGACTTTTCGTAGCATCTCGGCTGACATCAACGGCATGACCGAGGCCGCGTATCGCACCGAGGTCTTGTGCCAGTGGGTGACGGCGGACATCACGCCGTACATCAATCCGAAGCTGTGGAAGCGCGGCATCGACCCGAAGTCCTGTATCCCCGATGACGGGCGCGTGGTGCTTTCCGTGGATACTTCCGCCGATAGAGAGACCACGTATATCGCCGCCGCAGGCTACCGCGAGGATGGCCTGCCGCACGTCGAACTGATCGTGCGCCGTGACGGCATGCTCTGGGTGCCGAAGTACTTGAAGCTGCTTCGCGAGGCATGGCCGAACATCCATGAAATCGCCGTGCAGTCCAAGGGCTGCCCGGCGGTGGACTTCGCGGATCCGCTCGCGGAGGCCGGTTGGACGGTGCACCTCATCGAGGGCTTCCGCTTGGGAGCCGCGACCGGCCGTTTCCGCGACCGGGTGAAGGAAAACAAGCTCCGGCACCTCCCCCAGCCGGCCATCGAACAACAGGTGAACGTCGCCGTGACCCGCCGATTGGGTGAGGTCGAGGTGTGGGACCGGAACCAGAGCGCGATGCACATTTCCGGCCTCATCGCCGAAAGTCAGGCCTTGTACGCGCTCGAGACGATGAGCGGCGAGCCAGAGAAACCGAAATACGAGCCCTCGCACAACGTGCGAGTCACATTCTAGCCATCTTCCGAAGGAGCCGTGGATGGGATTTCTGAACAATCTGCTGCACGGCCCGGCCGTGCTGGCGATGAAGAACGCTGAACCGGAGACACCGACCATCATGGATTCGATGCCCGAGGCCATCAGCTGGCCCACCGACGCCGAATTCGCCGGCTATGCGAACGGCATGTACTGTCGCGAATACGCGGTCCGCGTTGTCGTGGACTTCATCAGCCGCCAACTCGCCTCCCTGCCGCTCAAGGTGTATCGGAAGAACGCGGACGGCGACGCGGAAGAGGTGCGCGACGGCGCACTGGCCAAGCTCATCCGCCATCCGAGCGATTTGCCGGGCATGAGCCGCTATAGGTTTTACGCGACTCTCATCCGTGACATGCTGCTCGAGGACAGGTGGTTGTGCACGCTCGGCAGCAATCGTGCGGGTGACGGGAATACGCTGCGCCGCATTCCCCCGGACGGATACAGTCTCACGGCGAACGGTTTCGGCGAGCTGACAGGTGTGACCATCAGCAGCGTCGCCGAGAACAAGGGCGGCACCTATCGGCTGCCGGATCCGCGAATCGTGCTCGACATCGGCTACATCGACGGCCTGAACCTCGGCGACCCGATCACCGACGTGCTGCGCCCCTTGCTCGCGGAGGCAAGGGTGATGGCGAAATACCGCAAATCGATAGCCGAAAACGGCTACCAGATACCCGCCTACGTGTACCGGCCCAAGGAAATGCCCTGGGAGTCACAGGCCGACTACGACGATTTCACCCAAGGCCTGCGCAACTACGTTGCAGGCGGCGGCATGGCCGGCACATGGCCGGTATTCAAAGACGGCATGGAGATCCGCACCGTCGACAACCTGTTCAAACCGGTGGACATGGCCGACTTGGAGGCACGCGAAAAAATCAACGAACAGGTGTGCCTCGCATTCCAAATCAGCCCAGAAAACATCGGCTTCCGCACCGGCACCAACAGCAACATCGCCGCATACAAGGAAAAGCTGTGGAACGTGGAATTGCTGCCGTATCTGGTGGCGTTCGAGGAGGCGTTGAACCTCACGCTGCCCGAGGCGGTGGGCGAACCGGACTGCTACATCAAGGCGAATTTGGACGCGAAGCTGCGCGGCACGATGGAGACCCAGTATCAGGCGCTCTCCACCGCCACCGGCCGTCCGTTCATGACCACCGACGAGGCGCGCGAACTGCTCGACCGGCCGAAACTGCCGGGCGGCGACCAGTTGATAACCCCGCTCAACGTGAGCGAGGGCGGTCAGCCCAGCCCGCAGGACGGCGGACAGACGCAGAACGCGCAGCAGGGCGCGAGTCCGAACGGCAAGCAGATGCTCGCCGAATTTAAACGCCTCTACACGTATGACGCCGGTTTCCGCGCGTCATGGGACTCGATGACGAAGGGAGAAACCTCAGATGAGTCTTGATTATCTCGGCTACGAGCTCAAGGAGCTCAAGGCCACCGACAACAGCGGCGGAGGAGTGTTCTCCGGCTATGCGAGCACGTGGGAGAAAGACCTGTACGACGATGTGATCGTCAAGGGTGCCTTCGAGCAGACCTTATCCGCTGACTTCAAGGCGGGCGGCGCGGGCATTCCGATTCACTGGCAGCACAAGGACGGCTCTCCGAACGATGTGATCGGGGAGACGTTGAGCGCCGTGGAGGACGAGCATGGCCTGCTCATCACCGCGAAGCTCGACACCGACATCGCGGAGGGCAAGCGAGCCTACGACCTGCTCAAGCGTGGCCTCATCCACCAGATGAGCATCGGTTTCATCGCCGAGAAGACCGCGTGGGTCGAAAGCGAGGAGGCGAAGAGCCCTTGGGACGGCTACCGGGAGATTCGCCAGCTCAAACTATTTGAGATCAGTCTCGTGCAGGTCGCCGCCAATCAGGGGGCCGAGGTGCTCGAGGTCAAGGCCGGCCGGGCCATAAGCAAGGCGAACGAGGACAAGATTCGCACGGCCTACGAGGCATTGGGCGAACTGCTTGATTCCATCACCGAAACCCCCGACGACGAGCCGGACGATTCCAAACCCGATGACGAGCCGGACGACGATACGCCGGACGATTCGGACAAGCCCGAGCCGGACGACGGCAAGGCGAAAAAGAGTTTTGACCCGCAGTGGGCCAAGGAAATCAGCGACTTCCTCTCGCTGGCAAACAACCAATAGAAAGGATGATCCATGGGTTACATGGAGAAGCTGGCCGCCGAGAAGAAGGCGGTCAAGGCCCTGTACGACAAGGGCATGGAGAACCTCACCGATGATGAGGCGACCGAACTGAAGAACCGCTTCGAGGAGGCCAAGCGTCTTCAGGAGCGCGTCGACCTGTTCAAGGGCGTGAACGACCTGAACGTGGACGATGTGAAGCCCGAGGCCAAGACGGCTCCCGCCGCCAAGACGCTGGGCGACTTGTACGCGCAGGAGCTGAAGAAGGCCGGCATGACCGTCATCGGCACCAAGGCGCACCCGTTCGCTTCCAGCGAGTTCAAGGCCGCGACCGACATGCACGTGGCGGGCACCGGCACGGCTGGCACCGGATACCAGCCGGTCGTCACCCAGATTGACATGAACGGCGTGTGGCCTTACGAGCGTCCGCTCGTGGTCGCCGACCTGTTCGGCTCCGTCACCCTGAGCGGCAACGCCAACACCGTGGAATACCCCGTCTATGGCGCGCTCGAGGGCGGCGCTGGAACCGTGGGCGAGGGCGGTGCCAAGCCGCAGACCCATCTGCCGGCCCCCCGCTGGGAGTCCGACAGCCTCAAGGAGGTCGCCGCCTGGTGGAAGGTCACCGACAACATGGCCGAAGACCTCTCCTACATCGTCTCCGAAATCAACAACCACGCCCGCTACAACCTGCAGCTGCTGGAAGAGACCCAGCTGCTGTCCGGCAACGGCTCCGATGCGAACATCAAGGGTCTGCTCTCCCGCGACATCCAGAAGATGGTGCAGGACACCGACTCCGACCCGGACCGCATCTTCAAGGCCCGCACCAAGATCGCGCTGGCCACCGGTTTCCGAGCGGACGCGCTGGTCATCAACCCCGCCGACTACGAGGCCATTCGCCTCTCCAAGGACGCGAACGGCCAGTACTACGGCGGCGGCTACTTCAACGGCCAGTACGGCAACGGCACCATCATGCAGGATCCGCCGCTGTGGGGCCTCAAGACCGTGGTCACCGAGGCCATCGCCCAGGGCACCGCTCTGGTCGGCGCGTTTAAGCTCGGCGGCGCGGTCATCCGTAAGGGCGGTCTGCGCGCCGAGTCCACCAACTCGCATTCCGATGATTTCACGAACGATCTCATCACGTTCCGCGTGCGCGAACGCCTCGGCCTGCAGGTCAAGTACCCGAAGGCGTTCGTGTCCGTCGCCCTCGGCAAGAAGGCCAAGTGAGGTGACCGCCGATGAGTGACGCAACCAAGGTGCTGCAGACCGGGGTCGATACCGGTGATGGCAGCACGTATCCGCAGCCGGTGGTCGTGGTCGACGCCGCCGGCAATCCCATCGACCTGACCAAGGCGAACGGTGCGGCCATCACCTCGGTGACGGCCGTGGCCCTCGCCGCCGGCGCGGCTCCCACCGCGACGCTCGCGGATGGCGTGCTCACGCTTGGCATTCCGGCCGGCGCGAAAGGCGGCAATGGCGATCCGGGGCCAGCCGGCAAGAATGGTGCTCCCGGTGCCGCCGGCGTGGGCGTGAAGTCGATTTCCCTGACCAAGAACTCCGACAGTGCCATCACCGGCGGCACTTGGGTCGGCACCGACGACAAGTCGCACGCCTTCACCGTGGCCTAACGTGAATCGACTGGAGGCGAACGATGGCCGATGAAACCATTCCCGACATCATCACCGACCCGTCAGGCTTCGACGCTGACGGCGAGTTCTGGCTGAAGGCGGCGCAGGCGGCCATCCGCCGCACGTGCGGCTGGCATATCACGCCGAACATCGAACTGTCGGGCGTAGCCAATTCGCGGGGAGGCAAGGTGATTCGTCTCCCCGCACGCCATGTCACCTCCGTCGACGAGCTGACCGACAGCGCCGGCAACCGGCTGCACTACGCCTACGACCCCACCACGGGTTTGGTAGAATGCACCACCGGCGCATTCCCGGCCGGCGTCGCCGCGATACGCTACCGCATCCACGCCGGCTATACGCCGGATGAGGTGCCGGACGTGATGGGCGTGCTCATCAACGCCGCGAAGCGTGCGAGCATGGCCTCCGCCGGCGTCATCCAATCCCAGTCGGTCAACGGCAGCAGCGTCACCTACAACGTGTCGTTGATGGCCGACGAGCTGGCGAAACTCGACCGGTACAAGCTAGGAGCGCTGCCGTGAGCATCATCGATGACATCAACGCCTCCGGCCTGCCTGCGGCCACACGGTTCGTGCGGCTGCGCGCCTCACGTAAAGCCGACCCGTACAATCCCGCGCAGACCACCGAGGACTGGACGAAACCCGTCGAATTGGAAGTGCGAGGAGCTTTGGCTTCGAGCAGTTCGACTCGCACGCCCGACGTTTTGGACGTGCAGACCACGTCGACTGCGGTGCTCACCGTGGCCGACCCGAACGCGGACATCCGGCTTGGTGACTGTATCCGACCCGAACCGGCCGATGGCCGCATGTGGGAGGTCAGCGGCTTCCCCAGCCGCGATGCCAACGCCTTTACCGGCTGGCAGCCCACATTGGAAGTCCAGCTCACCGAGTGGAAGGGGTAGCCGATGGCCGGAAGCGGACAGACCAGCATCAAGTTCAACGACGCGTTTTTCGACCAGATCCTCAACTCGGCCGGCGTCAGGGCCCTGACCCGTGGAGCCGCCGAGAAGGCGCTCGGAGTGGCCAAGGCCAACGCGCCAGTGGATACGGGAGCCTACCGCGACGGCCTGCAGGTCGAGGCCGTCCAACGCGCGCACCGCACCACCTTCATGGTGGTCGGCCATGATCCGAAGACCATGCTGGTCGAATCCAAGACCGGCAATCTTCGCAAGGCGTTGAAGGCGGTGAAGCTATGACATTGATACTGCCTCCCGACATGGAGGCTTTCCTCTGTGATTACCTGCGCACTCATATCACCGATGTGGATGGTTTGCAGGTGGGCAGCAAGAAGCCTCCCGACTATCAGGGCGCGTATCCGCTCGTCACCGTCCGGGACGATGGCGGCAACGCGGACGGGCTCGGCCATTTCGACCGTTCGATTGGCGTGAACGTGTACGGATGGAGCCGTCAGGACGAGAAGCCGTGCAAGACTCTCGCCCGTCGCGTCTACGCGACGCTCACCGAACATCCGGCCATCGCCCTCGCCAAGGGCTCGCCAATCGTTTCCGTGGATGATTCCTCGTGCAACGGCCCATACCCGGTGTCCGACGATTCCGACACCGCGCACTACTACCTGATCGTCGAATATTCGACGGTCGGCGAACACTAACCAATCCCTTAACCGTTTTCCTAGACCCTGCATGCGTTGCGGGGTCTTTTCATTTTGAAAGGACAATGGAATGACAGCAGACAACCAGGGCAACGACCTTAATGCCGTCAAGAACGTACTCACGTCGAAGATCATCGTCGCCCCCTATGTGGCAGGCAAGACGCTGACCGCCTCGCAGATCGCGCCCAGCGTGGCGGACCCGATCACCGAACTCGGCGACGTGTTCGGCTCCTCCTCCGCCACAGTTGGCCTCATCACCAGCGACGGAGCACCGCAGGACTCCCGCGACGGCGACGACGCCACCGAATTCCACCAGCCGGGCTACACGCTCAACGCCGACCCGACGCTGACGCTCGCGTTCACCGCCGCCGAGGACAACGACCTCACCCGCCTCATGACCATCGGAAAGCCCGATGAAACCGGCGTCTACCACGTCAAGGACATCATCCAGGACACCAAATGGTTCGCCTATCAGGAGACCATCTACAAGTCCGGCCGCAAACGCCGTCGTCTCGGCGTCATCCAGATCACCGGCAACGAGCCGGCGCAGGATACGCGCGGCGAGGTGTCCGGCCTCTCGCTGACCGCCACATGGCAGCTCGATCCCGCCGTAGACGGCGGCAACAGCCGCTACCTGCAGTCCTACGCGGCGGTCTGACATCAGCACTCTTCCCCGCATGACCTCTCTCCTGTCGGCATGCGGGGAGCCCCAACACCAACGACGGGAGAAACACGTATGACAGGAGAAACCATCATGGCAAAGCAGCAGAACACGGCACCCTCGATCGCTGAATTCGAGGATTGGGACGAGACCAGGGAGGCCGAGGCCCTCGCCGAGGTCGCCAACCAGGTCAAGGTGCGACACATCATCAAGAACAACGAATACTGGGCACTGACACCCGGCGGCACCGTCTACAAACTGCCCCTCTATCTTTCCATCGCCGACTTCGAGGCCCTGTCGAACACACAGACCGACACGGAAAGCCTCGAACAGGTCAAACGCATCCTCACCGTTTTCGCCGGCGACGAGCAGGCCGAACGACTCGAACACGAACCCATGCAGGTCGCGTTCAACCTCATCCAGGACTACGGGGAGACGCTCGCCAAATCACAGGGCGTCGAACTGGGAAAATCGCCGACTTCTGCCGAATCCTCAACTCCGATGACGGAGTAAAGGTCCGAGCGGACTTCACCCGATTCGGGTGGAGCATCGAACACGATCTCGGCCGGCGTCTCCCCTACCGTGACGCCATCGACCTGTACACGGCGCTGTGCGGCGACCCGTCCTCCTACACGGGAGCCTCGCTCATCGGCCTCATGTTCCCCATGAGCGCCACCGACATCACCGTATTGCAGTTCCTCGGCGCTTCCACGCTGCTCGGCGACGTGGACGGCGAACCCGAAACGGACGAGCCCACCGCCGAGGAGATCCACGAGGCCGAAACGCATATGAGCAAGCTCTTCGGATAAACAACCATCAACTAAGAAGGGAGTCGCCTTATGGCTTTCGGATCGGAAGTGGGAACCGGCCACGTGTCGATATTCCCCTCGATGAAGGGCTTCCGCAGCGCGGTCGACAAGGAGATGCGGGGGGTCGGCAAGTCCGGTTCCAACCGTTTCTCCCAGGCGTTCGGCAACGGTTCGAAAATCGGCAAATCGTTCGGCGGCAGCTTCAAAAAGGCATTCGGTTCGAGTGCCCGGGGCGTCGCCGACGATGTGCTGAAACCGTTGAAGCGTGACGCGGCGCAGGCGTCCTCCAAGGCCAGCGCCGCGCTCCTGAACTACCGTCAGGCCACGGTCAACGTGCAGCAGGCGCAGGAGAGGCTCAACTCGGCCATCGCCAGATACGGGTCGGATTCGACTCAGGCGCAGACCGCCTCCATCAATCTCGAAAAAGCCCAGTTGCGTCAGGCCACCGCTCTCGACAAGTCCAACGACGCCGCCGAACGGCTCGCGGACGCGAAGAAGGCGCTCAAGGCCGCCGAGGACGAACTCGCCAAGGGCACCAACACCGTATCCGGTTCCATGAAGACGATGGCAAGCTCGTTCTCGGCTGGATTCTCGAGCATCAGCCGGGGCCAATCCACCTTCACCGGACTCTCTGGAGCGCTCGGCAGCCTCGTGCGTAGCCTGCTCGGCGTAGACGCCATTTGGAAACCGCTCGGCTCCAAGATAGCCGGATTCGCGAACAAGGCCGTATCCTCATTGAGCGGTTTCGCCGTGCAGGTCGGCGCGAAAATCCAAACCGGACTCAAGGGAGCCATCAGCGCCGCCCAGCAAACCCTCAAAGGCTGGGGCGGCAGCATCGCAGCCACCGTGTCAGGCATCGCCAAACCAATCGGCGAGGCAATCACCGCATGGACGCAACCGATTCGCGACTGGGGAAGCAGAACCGGCAACACCATCAAAACGGCAGTCGCTACTTGGACCGCACCCATCCGCTCATTCGGCGGCAAAATCGGCTCCGCCATCGGAGATGCCGCAGGAAAAGTAGGGCAGAAACTCGCACCGGTAGCCAACGTAGCCAAGAACTACTTCGGCAACATCGCCACCGCCGCCGGAGCCGTATGGTCCAAACTCCCAGCCGGAGCACAGACCGCCGCCGGGGCAATCGGCAGCACGCTCGGCAACCTCGCCTCCAGCGCAGGCAACTCGTTCAAAAACCTCGCCCAAAACGCGGTCGCCCATATCAAGGGCCTCGCCACGGGAGCGGTCGCCGCCATCGGAGCAGGTGTGGCAGCCATCGGCGGCACGCTGGTGGCCACCGGCAAGCAGGCGTTGGGCGCGTATGCCACGTGGGAGCAGGCGGTCGGCGGCGTCGACACCCTGTTCAAGGGCGCTTCCGGCACTGTGCAGAAGTACGCGGCCGAAGCGTACAAGACGGCCGGCGTCGGCGCGAACGACTATATGAACCAGGTCACGAGCTTCGCGGCCTCGTTGGTCAGTTCGCTTGGCGGGGACACCGCCAAGGCCGCAGAGATGGGCAATCAGGCCATCATCGACATGTCGGACAACGCCAACAAGATGGGCACCGACATCCAGACCATCCAACAGACGTATCAGTCGCTTGCTCGCGGCAATTACGCGATGCTGGACAACCTCAAGCTCGGCTACGGCGGCACCAAGACGGAAATGCAGCGGCTCATCGCCGACGCGAACAAGCTGCCGGGCGTGATGAAGGAAGGCAACGACCTTTCCATCGATTCGTTCGCCGACGTGACCGAGGCCATCAGCCGAGTGCAGAAGAGCCTCGGCATCAGCGGCACGACCGCCAAGGAGGCGGCGACCACCATCGAGGGGTCCGTGAACTCGATGAAGGCCGCATGGCAGAACTGGCTCGCCGGACTGGGCAACGAGAACGCCGACATGGGCGCTCTCAGCCAGCAGCTCGCCGACTCCATCGGCACTGCGTTGAAGAACATCCTGCCCCGCGTGAAGGTCATCGCCCAGAGCGTCGTCAAAGCCATCCCGAGCCTGTTCTCGGATCTGGTGACGCTCCTGCCTGAACCGTTCCAGAACGCGATCAACGCCATCGGCAGCGTATTCAACGGGCTCGGCGAGATATTCAAACCCGTGCAGAGCGCCATCGCCCCTCTGATAGCTGCATTCATGGCCCTCGGAGCAGGCGGCATCGCACCATTGCTGTCCAAGATTCCGTTGCTCGGCGGGGTGCTCGGCGGATTGTCCGGCCCGTTGAGCGCGTTGGGCGGACCCATCGGCATCGTCGTCGCAGCGTTGGGCACGCTCATCGCCACGGTGCCGGAACTGCGCAACGCCTTCGGCACGCAGGTCACCGGCGCGTTCAACCTGTTCAAGAACACGATCGCGGGAATGAAGCCGACGTTCGATGCGTTCGGCAAAAGCCTGCAGGACATGTTCAAACAGGTCATGCCGGTGATCACCGCTTCTGTCGCGGAGCTCATCACAGTGTTCGGCGACATACTCCAGTCGCTGGCACCGCTCATCCCGACGATCATCGAACCGCTCATGAACGCGCTCAGATCGCTCATGCCGCTCATCGGCCAGCTCGTGTCCAGCCTGCTGCCACCGTTGGCGGACATCATCGCCGCGCTGCTGCCGGTCGCCTCGCAGATCGTGTCGATGATAGGCCAAGTCATCAGCCAGCTCGCCTCCGCGCTCGTCCCGGTAATCCAGCAGGTCATGGATTTCGTTAGCCAGCTGGTCACCGCCATCACGCCGCTCATCCAACAGCTCGTGCCAGTCATAACCGATGCGGTCTCGGGCATCACAGGCATCATCCAACAGCTGATGCCGGTCATCCAGAGCATCATCAGCGTGGTCGGCTCGGTAGTGAGCGCAATCATCGGATTCATCACCGGTACGTTGTTGCCTGCGGTGCAGGCGATGCTCCCATATGTGTCGGGTGTCATCGACGGCATACAAGGCGTAATCCAGGGCGTGGTCGGCGTTATTTCCGGTGTCATCAGCATGGTCACCAACCTCATCAACGGCAACTGGTCGGGAGCTTGGAACAGTTTCAAATCGATTCTTTCCAACGCGGCCGGAGCGGTCGGCGGCTTGGTGTCGGGCATCGTGAGCGCCATCAAGGGCGTGTTCGCCGGAGCTGGCTCGCTGCTCAAAAACGCCGGCTCGCAGCTCATCAGTGGTCTGTGGAACGGCATCAGCGGTGCCATCGGCGGATTGTACGACAAGATCAAGGGCGCGCTTTCCGGACTGGTCGATAAGGCGAAGGAAGCGCTCGGCATCCATTCGCCGTCCCGCGTGTTCCGCGACGAAGTCGGCCGCTACATCCCCCCCGGCATCAGCGAGGGCATTGACAAGGCCACCCCCGCATTGCAGCGTGACATCGCGAAGCGGATGCAGGGTGTCACGGCCGCCGCACAGTCGGCATTCCAGCCGATGACGTTGCGCTCCGCCATTGGTGTGGAGGGCTCCGCCCCATTGCCTGAAACCGGGAATGGGCTCGCAGACCTCGCGTCGATGCTTGTGGAGCTTCGCGGCCTGCGCTCCGACCTGCAGGCATTGCACGGTGATTTGGGGCCGACCATCGCTAAGTACACGCCATCCATGACCATCCGCGAAGAGAAGCGCAGGCTTGGTCTCGTCTAAAACAGGAGGACAGTCATGCAGTCGATGACCTACCGGCGAGGCGGAGGATCAAGCCGCGCCGTTTCGGCTGGGGCCGTTGATCTCATCGACCCGGCCGGTCTCATGGTCAAACGCATCGAGAGCCTGCGCACGCACGCATGGGAGGTGGAGTTGGCCGCGCACGGCATTGACTCCGCCTCCCTCAACGCGTCAAGCGTCCAATTGGAGGCCACATGCGCCGACCTCAACGTGCTGGACGTGGCGAGCGAACTGTTCGACGCGGACGTTAAGGCCGTGGCGTCATCCCGCAGCAAGGACGACGCCGGCCTGCTCACCGTGGACGGCTGGTCGCAGACCGCGCTCATCACCGGCATCGAACCATCCTATGATCCGCCCGGCCCCGCGAAGTACGCGCTCACGGTCGCATTGCTTGACGGCCTGTGGCACAAGCGTGACGACGTGCAGCATTTCTGGTCGGATGCGCTGCAACCGGGCCTCGACCTTGATTACCCGCACGATTACCCTCACGACTACCTGCCGACGACACGAAACGCGACGGTCGCTAACGATGCCGTCTCGCCGATGCCGTTCGAACTGGTGGTCTACGGGCCGGTCTCACAGCCAGCCATCATCATCGGCGTCAACCGGTATGAATTGCATATGGACATCCCCTCGGGCTCGTATGTGACCGTCAACAGCGTGGAGGGACAACGAAGCATCGTCATGACCGCAGAAAACGGCGACACCACGAACGTGTTCGACAAGGGCGAACGAGGCAGCGGCATCAACGGCGGCACTTATATTTTCCAGCCGTTGCCGGCCGGAGAACACCAGGTGCAGTGGAACGGCTTCGGCTTTGACCTGACCGTGATCCAGGAGAGGAGCACGCCGTCATGGTGGACCTGATTATCACCGACTCCAATCACGTCGATGTCCGTTCCGCCGTCGACTACACTCTGGATTGCGCGTGGGGCAAGGAGGAAAACGATTTCGAACTTGTCGTGAGCGGCGCGTCCACCATCGATGCGGGTGCCTATATCTACATCGACGGCAGCGAATGCGGTGGCGTGGTCGATGCGATGGAAGACCAGCTCACTGCCGGCGTCAGCACCCTCACCTACTCGGGGCGCACGTGGCACGGCGTGCTCGCGAACAAGATCCTCGAGCCGGATAGGGGCAGGGATTATCTCACAGTGAGCGGTACGGCCAGCACGGTCATCGGCTCGCTTATCAGCCGCGTAGGGCTTGATTCGGTGTTCGACGCGGTTGTACCGCCTGACGGCAGTGGCGACCCGACCATCAAACAATACCAGTTCGACCGCTACGCGGACTGCTATACGGGTTTGCAGAAGATGTGCGAGGCCAACGGGCTGAAGCTCAGGCTCGCTTATGCGTCTGGCCGGGTCAACATTTGGGCTGAGCCGGTCGCGCATTACGGCGACTCGATTGACAGCGACCTCATCGATTTCGACGCGACCCGCACGTGGCGCAAACCGAACCATCTCATCGGCCTGGGCAAGGGCGATTTGGCGGCCCGCGTGGTCGTCCACTGGTATGCGGACGCGAAAGGCAACGTCAGCCAGACCCAGTCGCTCAAGGGCGTGGACGAGATAACGCAGGTCTACGACTACAGCAACGCCGAAACCGCCGAGCTGAATCAGAAGACACGTGAGAAGTTGCAGGAACTGCAATCCGAGGGTGACGTGAAGGTCACCGTCCGTGATGACGCGAACGTGGTGTTCGACGTGGGCGACACCGTGACCGCAAGGGATAATCTCACCGGCATCACCGTCAACGCTTCGATAACCAAGAAAATCGTCAAGGTCTCGGGCGGCGTGATGTCCGTCGATTATGAGGCCGAGTAAACAGTAAGGAGCCGATTATGGCGCGTATCGACAATGCGACGGTCATGCAATGCGACCGGTGCGGGAAATACAAATGGTACAAGGACTTGGACGACCCGGATATCAAGACGTGGTACAACGTCAACCGGCTGGACTCCACCGGCACGGGCCACGACTACCTGTTCTGCGAGCAGGATTACAAGGAATACGCGAACAAGCTCAAGGACTTTGATAACAGCTTCGGCAGTTGGATGCAGAACGGAGGCAAGCAGAATGGTTGAACTCGTCACCGGGCACGCGAACAAGGCTCACGCCACGGCGGAACAGGCCGCTGGTTTGAACGCCGGCATTCTCGGCTTGGATGATTATGTGCTCGACGTGCATGACAAGCTCAAGATCACGGTCGTTTCGGCGAACAAGGTGACCATCGGTACGGGCGAGCTGGTCATGCAGGGGCGTCACGTCAGCCAGGGCACGCCCGAGGACCTGATCGTCACCAACGGGTCGCAGGGTCAGAAACGCAACGATCTCATCGTATGCCGCTATGCGAAGGGCTCGCAGAACATCGAGAGCGCGAAACTGGTCGTGGTCAGGGGCACGCCCACCACGGGCACGCCCACCGACCCCGCCGTGAACACCACCAGCCCGTTGGACGGGGGCACCACCTACGACATGCCCTTGTACCGCATCCCGCTGGACGGCATCACCATCGGCACACCAGTCGCATTGTTCAACGTGTTGAAGCCGATGAGCGACGTGTGGGATTCCCTAACCCAG